TTACCTTTGGTTGACAGATATGATGTGTCAGGCAATTCGAATGCTGTAAATTGGGTTGATATTGACGAAACAAGTGTTGCAACTACTGTATTTGGTGGAGTGCAAGTTTATTGGGCAGGAGAAGCATCTTCGGTAACTGCTAAAACTCCAAAATTAGTTGAGAGAGAACTTAAATTATTGAAGCTTATGGGGACTGCATATGCTACTCATGAGATGGAATCAAATTCAAGTTTTGTTTCCGACTTGTATCAAAGAGCCTTTCAAACAGCAATTAACCGTGAATTGGAAGCTTGTATTTTAACAGGTACTGGAGCAGGCAAACCACTTGGTATTATAAACGGTCCTGCTGCTGTAAGTGTAGCAAAGGAAACTGGACAGGCTGCGGCAACTATAGTTTGGGAAAACGTCGGGAAAATTTACAACAGGGCATTAAGTAAAGTTAATGGTGTATGGGTAATTCATCCTGATTGTAACACTGAGCTCGATAATCTTGTATTACCAATTGGCGTTGGTGGTGTGCCTGTGACTTTATCTGCTGCACAAGGTGGAACTGTAACTAATCTTAAGGGTAGACCGATTGTTGAAAGTGACCATTGTTCTGCGCTAGGTACAGTTGGAGATATAAACTTTGTTGATTTTTCACAGTATATGATGATTTTCAAAGGTGGTCTACAACAGGATTATTCAATTCATGTACAATTCTTAACTGCTCAAAATTGCTTTAGATTTATTTTCTATGCTAACGGTATGCCAAAGCAATCGAGTGCATTGACTATAAAGAACTCAAGCAATACAAGAAGTGCATGTGTAAAACTTGCAACAAGGTCATAAGTATAAAAGCTTATAAGTAAATAATTGATAATGGGGGCAGGATAATTCCTGCCTTAATATTTTAACGGAGGTAAAATTATATGAATACTACTCTTTTTGAAAAGTATAAGGTTGTGCAGCTTGCAAATCCTAAAACAACAAACGGCGGTTTCACAACTGATTATGTATCGTTGAAAAATGTTAACAAAGCATATATTGTTGCAGAAATGACTCAGGCAGTCGGACATGCAACAGCTTTAGCACCATACCAATCTACTGATGTTGCTGCTACGGGTGCAAAAGTATTCACAAATGTTTTGACAATTATGGCAAATGAAGATACAGCGACATCGGATACACTAGTCAGAAAGACTGATGCTGTTAATTACACAGTAACAAATGATATAAAGAATAAGCAAGTAATTTTTGAAATTGACCCGTCAAATCTTGATACAGCGAATGATTTTGATTGTATTGCATTAGTAGTTGCAGACAGCTCACAAGCAACAAATTTTGCAAGTGTAACGGCTTTCTTAGATATGAAATATCGTGAAGATGTCCCTCCTGCTGCTATAACTGATTAATAAATATTGTTCAAGACTTTCAATTTAGAGAATTTAGAGAAAGGTAGGTAAAAAAATGGGTGCAGATAATAGGCAAAATATTTTAGGATATAATTCAGATGATAACCAGTTCGATAGCAGTAATGTAACTGCGAATATAGATGGCTCAAATATTGAACGATTAGAAGCATTAGCAAGGGCACAAGGATTGACTTCACTAAACCCTAATTATGGAGTTGTACCAATTACATTTGCAGCATTAACAACCGGAAGCGTAGCAACTCATGAAATATTGACAGTAACCGGAGAGGTTAGGCTTTGGTTAATGCCACTTTGTACAACTAACGTGGCTGGAAGTGGTACAATTGAGTTAGGTATAGCAGGGGATACAGATTTATTTATTGCGACAACAACCGGTACTGATATTGATGCCGGGGAAGTGTGGATTGATAACTCACCAACAGAAATAGGTGGTAATTATTCTAGTTTAGTGTTAGATAAAGTTGTAGTAAATGGCACTGATGTAGGATATGAGATTAAAACTGACACTTTGACAGGTGGAGTAATTGAATTTCACTATGCTTGGGTACCAATCAGTTCTGATGGAGCAGTAGTTGCGGCTGATGGAACTGGAACTCTGTAAAAATCTAATATAAAAATTTAAGCAATATTTAAGGGGCTTTATAGCCCCTTTTACATTGAAAATAATTCGATAAAAGTTTACATAAATAATATAGATATTAAAAGGAGCGTGGAAGTATGGCAGCTACATTAATTGTGAATCCACAAGAGTATATTGGTACAAATGCAGAGAGAATAGCAATGTCAACGACAGGAGTAAAAGCAGGAGCTACTTTTTTTGAAACAGATACAAAAAATATATATATTTATAGCGGCTCTGCTTGGGTAGCTATATAGGAAGGTGGGAATATAATGGGAGGTTTTAGCAGTATAACGTATGCAGCTGCACTAAACGCATCAAAAACTTATTCTGATTCGGGAGATTCTACGCTTGAAACATATATTGATTCAAGGCTATTGACAATAGGTAGCTTTGTTATAGTAACAGAGGAATTTACGGCTACAGCATCACAAACTTTGTTTGAACTTAGTACGGAGACTTACGACACCGACCAGCCTGCTTTTGTATTCGAAGGTGGAGCTATTCAAACATCACCTACGAATTTTGCTAAGACTTCTACATCAAGCTTTACCATGAGTGAAGGTGTGACAGAGGGTACAAAAGTTGTTTTCATAGGCTTTAGGCAGACGGATTATTCAGGGACAACTATTGTTGCAGTAACTACGAACAAGACACTAGCACTAACCGACGGTGCAACTTATCAAAATGTAACGGATACGGCAACTATAACTGTACCACCTAATGCTGATGTTGAATTCCCTGTCGGTACAGATATGGTGTTTTTCAAAGATACAGCAAACGAAGTAACCTTTGCAGCAGGTTCGGGAGTGACTATAAAAAGCGAGTCAAGTAAGCTAAAAATTGATGCACAGTACACTTCGGTATATTTGAAGAAGGTTGCAACTAACACTTGGCATCTGTCAGGCTCATTGAAAGCGTAGGTGATATTATGTTATTTAATGCAGTAGGGGCGATTAATTCGCAAGGTGTTTCAACTCCGACACCGCCGACTCCAATACTTGACACTGTAACAGGTAGCGTTGCGGCATATAGTTTGCGTCTTTTGAGAAGTGCGTATAGCGGAAATTCAATAAGGGTAAGAAGAAGCAACGATAACGCAGAAGCTGACATTGGCTTTGATGTTAACGGTGACTTAGATACGTCAGCATTGAGTAGTCATGTAGGAAGTAACAGTGGATATGTTGTGAAATGGTATGACCAAAGTGGAAATACAAATGATGCTAGTCAAAGCACAACTGGTAATCAACCTTTAATAGTTAACAGTGGTACATATTTAGGTGCTATATATTTTAATCAAAAAGTGCTTCAATCACCATCTATAAGTCAAAGTCAACCATATTCAATAAATGCAATAGTTCAACCTAAAGTTGAAGTTACTGGATACAAAACATTTTTACGTACATCTTCTGTTCCTTCTAATTTTGACATGTTATGCAATCTTGATACTGTATCAAAGTTTAGGGTTAATGCTGGGTCAGGATATTATCTTGGAGCATACAGCGCAAATAGTAAAAATATTATTACTTTTTCACCTGACAGCACGAATTCAACGGCTTATCAAAATGGTACAGAATATACTGGTAACGGTGGAACTAATAACATAAATACAAATTTGTCTATTGGTGGAGACACAGGAACTTTGGCTAATGGTCTTGAACATAATTTATATGAAGTTATATTGTTCTCATCGGCATTATCCACATCAAACAGACAAACCTTGGAATCAAATCAGGGAACATATTACGGCATAACCGTAGCATAGGATGTACACAATGGCTAAAGTATATTTAAGAGGTTCAGATGTAGAATCAACACAGACGCGGCAACGTGCAAGGCTATGCGGTATAGCCAATGAAACATATGTGCAACATTGCCAAGAATCAGGTTACACGGTAGTACCTAAAGATGGCACGATGTATAATTTCACTGTCAAACAACAAATGTCGGCAGTTTTAGACGAAAACGGAGACCCTGTACTTGATGAACATGATATGCCAACATATGCAGGCACAGGCGAATTCTGCCTAGAAGTTGACACAACCCAAGCAGAGTATAGTAGCTTGCCGATAGTACATGTCAATAGGCTTGTCGATAGGGCAACAATGGAAACCGAAGGATGGTTTTATGAAGAATAGGAGGAATTTAAATGGCAAAAGCAGAAATAGCATCTAGCGTTATTCAATATGGAACAGAAGCTTTAAAACAATATAGTAAATCAACTATAACAGCGAGTACAACAACTAAGGACATTATACCACATGCTTGGGAATTAGGTTCAATATCGGGTGCTGATGGAACAGAAACTGCTATATCAACTAGGATTAGAACCAATATACATATATTTTTAAAAGCTGGTACAGTAGTTACTTTATCAGATTTAGCAAATTATTCTTTTTCTTTGACTTTTTATAATTCAAGCTTAGCTTTTACTTCTCAATTAGCATATCAAACAGCTTCTTATACAGTATTAACAGATACTTATGCTAGAATGGTAGTTAAAAAGAATGATGATGCTGATTTAACTTCACTTATTGATGAAACATCTGCATTGGTAAGTATAACATTAGAATCGGCAAATCTTACAGGATTAACACCGCTTAGAAATAAATATATACATTTCTCAGTGGACGATGCGAATAGTTTTTTAAAAGATATTAATACTAATAAAAATACTTATACTACAATATTTGACAATTCAACTTTGAGTGCATTAAAAGCCTTGCATGAACAATATGGACTTGTTGTAAGTTTCTACACATACTTCAACTATAATAGTTTTAAATTAACAGAAATGACAGACAAATTTGCTTCAGAATTTAGGGAAAATTCTAATTGGCTCAAGTTTGGGTTTCATGGTAATTTAGAAACAACTGATTATAGTGTGGTATCAGAAAAAGATGCGGAAGACGATTATTACCAAATAATAAATGAATTATTACGTTTTACTGGTGGAATTGAAAGTATCGACAGAGTTATAAGAGGTCATTTATACCGTTTAACAAGCAACAATGCTATTAAATGGAGAAATGCTTATTGTGGGATAAAAGGACTATTAGCAAGGGATAAAACAACAAGTTCACAATATTATCTTTCTAACGACCAAATTAATTATTTAGACAATCATGCAAGATTATATGATGCTACTAATGATATTCATTTTTGGCATACTTCAATAAGGTTTGATGATTATGCAAACATTAACACAGAACTTGTGTCACGTTATAACAATCCAAAATATTGTTCTCAAATGAGCGATTTAATTGTGTTCACTCACGATTGGATAAGTTGGGCAACAACGCTAACAAAAATTGAACAGCTGTGTCAGTTTGCTGAAGAATACGGATACATATGGGAATATCCTATGAATAGGTTATAAACCACAACGAACACAATAGGGTGGCGAAAGCTGCCCTATAAAACGACAATTTTAATAGGGGGTGTAAAAGATATATGGCAATATTAGATGATGTAAAGCTTAATTTACGTATAACGAATACGGCATATAACACCGAAATAACGGATCTTATTAATGCTGCTAAAGCTGATTTAAAATTAGCTGGTTTACAGGATGTAGCAATTGATGATACAGATGTGCTTATTAAAAGAGCAATTATATTGTATTGCAAAGCTAATTTTGGTTACGGCAATGTAGATGCAAGCAGATTTCAGCAATCATATGAGATGCTAAGGAATCATTTGTCACAATCACTAGACTATGCTTATTTTGCTGTTACATTTACAGTGACAGATTCAAGTGACGATTCGGCAATAAGAGAGGCGAAAGTTGTACTTATGCAATACACAGACACAGAGGCTACCGATGAACAAATTAAATATACAGATGAAAACGGTCAAGCTATATTTTATGTTAAAGCAGGCAATAATTATAAATACGAAGTATCTGCAGATGATTACGAATCAGATGATGATGAAGACAATCTTATTGATGTAAGTACCGATAATGTTGCTGTTGCAATCTCATTAGCGGGGGTGTGATTTATGCGTTGGAGTGATATTATTAAGTTAGTAGATGTATCATATTCTGAAAATTCCTTAGGTGACATTACGGAGACAAAAACAGAAAGGCAAGTTTACGCTAATAAAAGCAGTGTAAAGCGTAGTGAATTTTACCAGGCAGCAGCTACCGGATTGAAACCCGAAACTGTATTTGAAATTAGGCTTATTGATTATGAAGGCGAAACAAAATTAACCTATGAAGGCGATGAGTATAATGTAATACGTACTTATTCAAAAGACGGAGAAATTATTGAGTTAATTTGCAATAGACTTATAAATGATGTTGCAGTTAATCTTACTGGTTTAATTGTTACTACTGCTACATTATCACCAATTTTTTCAGGCACAACATATTCATATACCTCTAATGTTGCAAATGGTGTAACAAGTGTTACAGTTACACCAACATGTGCAAATGCTACAGAAATACGTATAAATGATGTAATTGTTGAAAGTGGTTCGGCTAGTGGAGCTATATCACTTGCAGTTGGAACTAATACAATTACAGTTATATTGCGTAAAACTGCAACACCGACAAAAACATATACCATAACGATAACTAGAGCAGCTGCATAAATCTTTAATATGGAGTGATTAATTTGGACAATAAAAGAAACCTATTAGGATATAATTCAGCTTCAAATCAAGGTAAAACACCACTTGTACAAGCCGACGAGGATGGTTCTGCATTAGAAAGAATTGAATATTTACAGGTGTCACTTACTACAATTGATGGCATAGTAGATAATGTACTTGAAAGCACTTGTGAGATTGAAACACATTTGCATAGTTCTGAAAAATGGTTTGGAAAATCAGTTGCAGGAAATGAAACAAATGCAGCAACAAGGGGAAGTCTTACACCTTTTAGAGTAGATAGTGGAAATAATGATTGGGGTACTGCAGTGTGTATTTTAGGAACAGATGATACACCTGTATCTGAAAACAAAACATATTTCGATTTGCATGAGTTATTGTTTGTTGCTTTTGAGAGAGCCTCTGAAACGCATATTTTTCGGATAAGTTGGGGTGATACAGAAGCTGAAGCAATAGCAGCAGAACAATATAGTGAACAAATGTTATTTCCAACAGCTCAAATAAGAACGGTACCTTCAGAATTTAGATGCAGAAGAATACCAGCCGGTACAAAAGTATGGGCAAATTGTAAATGTGCAAATAATACAGGTTATATGGATTTTCATTTTGGTATACATGAATACAACAATTGAATGAGGTGATGTAATGCCAATGCCAAAGAGCGTTACAAAAGTTGATAGTAAAGGTAATGTTACTTATATTAGCAGTGTTGATAAAGTGCAATATACACTTAATGAATTATGTCGTGCAGCACTTAAAGATTGTGCAAAAATGATTCGTAAAAAGATGATTGTTAAATTAAAAAAGCTACCGGGTGTTGGTAAAACAAGAAGAGTATATAGAGTAACTCAAATTTGGGTAAGAAAAAAAGAAGCGGATCTACAAATAGGGTTTGGTAATACTAAAAAAGGCTTAACAGGTGAAACGTGGTATGGTATTTTACAAGAACTAGGTTCAAAAAATCAGCCTAAAAGGTCAATATTGCGTGATACAGTATACGAAAATGTTCAAGAAATTAGAAATATTCAAGCGCAGTATTTAAGCGCAATTAAAGACGAAAGTAAAGCAAATAGCGTTATTGATGAAAGTGAGCTAACTAGTGAGGATGTGAGTGAATAATGGCTGTATTTTCTAGCCTTAGGGCAGAGCTTCAAACTTTTTTAAAAACATTACATAATAGAGTATATTTTCAAGTTGCGCCTGATGATGCATTGTATCCTTATGTTGTATTTGATTTGCCAAACTCAGTTGACTCAGGAAGCCTTGAAAATTTTGTGCTTGATGTTGATATTTGGGATGATGATACAGATACAACAACACTTGAGGCACTTGCTAACACTATTGATAGCAATTTGCACAAACACACATTTG